CTGGGATTGGATTTTATCTACCTGACGATCAACGTCGTCCATAGCCATAATTATTTTACCATCATTCCACTGAATATGCAACCATTCGATAAAACCTGTAATTAAATGGTTTAAAGGAAAGGGTTGCTTCTTCGCCCACCTAGTAGATTTAGTATACCAGTTATCTTTACCACCCCATGTATGCTCAAACTTGAATAGATTGAACTTCTTCATCGTCTAGTTCTCGAATTTACGTTTCTGATTTCGTATAGAGTATATTTAAAAGTTGCCTGTGCAGTCATGAATGAATTATCACCTTGTGAAACATCAAATGATAGTGTTGATAGTTCTGTAGGAAATAAATCTTTGAAGACTACATCAAAGTTTGCTAAGTTATTGTTGTTTAATACTTGAAGAGTAGCGTCAGAGAAACGTACGTCTTGTGATGGTGCGTCTTGATACTTGGTTTCCCATGCAACACGCTCATCATAATATTGTGGAGTTCCTAAAGCACGCATCCAGTTGTGGATTTCCATGTAGTTTCTTAGATCTTCATCTACGATAAACTCAACGGTCAAATCACCATAGCGTATGTTTCCTTCTCTAGGTAAAGGAACTAAACCTGCAGTAGGAATAAGAACATCACCTAAATTTATTGATGGAATCTCTGCTTGTTGACATAAAAAAGACACCTACTTTGCCTTATCTAATAGGAAAAGATATCCTATAGGGGAAACAAAGTTTCTATTTGTCAGTTGGTCTTGGAACCAGTTTGCCATTAGTCTCGTTGTCTCCAGTCGTCAGGTTTCTCTCTGTTAAACCATTCACCAATGTCATCTGCACTATTGAACCCGCTTCTATAATCCGATGGGTCGGGTTCTCCTAACCCCATCTTATTCAGAAAATCGTCCGTCCCTCCATTTTTCATGTCAGGATTTGCTGCTTTCTGTCGTGCTTGTCGCATCCAAGTGGCAGCAGTGGTATTTCTTTTTGCTAGTTTTTGTGCCCAAATCATGTCTTCTAGTTTGACATTTTCACCATCTACGATCTGTTTACAGATAGACTCCAGTCGGAGTCGGTATTGGGTTGAAAGCATTTGTTATTCTTTGGTGAGTTTGGCGGATAGTTGATTGAGTTTAGTATACTCTTTGTACGCTTCATCAGATCTACTGTGAAGGATATCTTTGATATCATTTATAATGATATCGTTCTCAACGTAGTCGTCAAGGTATTTAAAAAGTGCTTCCTTTAGATACCTTTTTCGATGCCACTCAGGAGAATAAGGATTATAATCCATAATATAATTCCATTGTGATAAAGCTATTTAGCACATAAAAAAGGGAGCATCTCTGCCCCCTTTCTTAGTCTTCCCGAATATGTGTTACATAAGAACCTCTCTGCAAATTCTTTTACAGATCTGTTGTTGGTCGTCACATTCGATTAAACACTCGTAGTATTCTGTTAGCCGTGTGTCGTGTTCTTCCTCGTAAGAACCTGCTAATTGATTATATGATACTAGGTTGTGCATAAATCTCTCTCCATTTTTGAAGTGAATAACAAAGAAGGTTTAGTGCATCTTGTTAACCCTAATTCTACTACTACTTATAAGGGAAACCTGACAATCTCACTAGGTACTTTACCCTTCGACAAAAAAATTAATGGGGGAGGTTGGATTCCTGTATACCAACAAGAGCAGGGCATTTCTACAGTTTAGAATTACCACTCTGCCTACGACCTACTTGGTTTGTAGTTCTGCCATTCCTGACAGCGAGCACCACCTCTGTCGCATCACCTTAACCAGCTATATGCCAGTAAGTTTATTCAGTCACTCCCAGTGTTGCGTCCAACAAATATACTATAGCATAAAAAAAGAGGGTGTCAAGCACCCTCTAGAAAGTTAAGTAATAATACTTATTACATTAAGTTAGCAACCTGTACTCTTCTGTAATACTTGTTAGTATTAGCAGTAAGTGCTCCAGAACCTTGGGTAAGACCTTGAGCGAATGGGTTAGAAACCATACCGTATCTAGTCTTAAATCCAATTTTTGGCTGGAAGGTGTCAGGGTTGATTGCTCTGACTTGCTGTAAAGGCACATATGGGCAGTAGAATAATCCTGCATCATAAGGAGAAGTTCCTTTGTAGCCTGCAACGTAGTAGTGCTTGTCACTTACGTTTGCTGAATATGGGTCAACGTAAACCTTGATTCTTCCGTTAAGAGTTCCAACAAGAGTTGAAGATGTGTCATCAGGAACAAGACCATTGTTACCTGCAAGACCAGGAGCGTAATCAAGAACGCCAGCCATACCAAGAGCAGATACAACATCAGCAGAAGCGATCAGGATATTACCCTTTCCGCGACGTGTCTGATGACCGATTGCGTTTGCGTCTCTTTCAATCTGGAACAGAAGTCCTTTGAATTTCTCAACAGACCATCTACCATTTGAGTCAACGTCAAGGTCGAAGATACCTGCGTTAGCAGTGTTGTTTTGAGCACCTGCAACAGCGTTAACATAGATTGTTCTAACAACTTCCCTGTTGATTTCAGCAAGGATTTCAGTTGAAAGAATGTTTGCTAACTCCTGCTCGGCATCAAGACCATGAATTGCTTTCAAGTCTTGAGCAAGCTCAATACTGTACTCTGCCTTTAAAGCGCGAGCTTTAGCAGTAACAGTAACTTTCTCGATTGAGAAACCCATTTCTCTGAAGGCAGTTGCTGCAGCAGCATCTGTAATTGCTTCAAGAGCAGTGGTGTTCATTCCTTGAGCGTCACCTGTCAACTCATATGTTCCTGCAGGGGAATCATTAAGAAGACCTGGGTTAGCACCTTCAGCGTCGTTAATAGCAGAACTGGATGCAGTTGGATCGTAGTCAGCAAGACGGTTACCATCAGCACCAGAGAAACCTGCGTTAGGCTCATTGAAGAATGCTTCTCTGTAATCGGAACTGGAAGGATCTCTCTCAGTACCGTACTGTGTTCTCATTGCAAAGATAAGACCTGTAGGACCAGTCATTGGCTGGACACCTGCAATATCATATGCAATTAATTGTGGCATTGAACGTCTGATAAGACTGATCAATACTGGGTCGAAACCTGCTACAGGACCTGTTGCAGTGGCACCGCCACCGAAACCACCTGTACCTGCGGTTTGTAGAGTCTCTGTAAGGATTTGTCCTTCTTCGACTAATGCTTTTTCTTGGTTCTCTAGGAGTTGTGCTACGACGCCACGCTTATGTGCATCATCAATCTCAGGTAGAGATTCGTGATTTAGAACGGGTGCCCACTTCTCCTGAAGTTGATTTAAAGACATTTTAAATTTACCTCTTGGGATTAGTAGTTAATTATTTGGACCAACGAGCGAGTGCATCAACGTACTTCGACATTGTGCTGCTGTTAGTATCTTCTACCAAAGGAGCGGAACTTTCTTCAGTGGGTTCAGTTGCTTTTGCAGCGACTTCAGCCTTCTTAGTAAAGTAGGATTCCTTGATAGTTTCGACCTTCTTGCGAAAATCTTCTTCATTTTCAAACTCAACACCCTCTGCTAATGATGCTAACTTCTCCTTTTGGGTTTCTGCTAGTCCAGTAGCTGCGTCGTTCACAATTTCCATTTTTACAAACTCACCAATGCGCTTGTTCAAAGCAACATTAGTGTCGATTTGCTCGTTGAGTTTAGCTTCCATATCATCAAGCTCACCTGCCATTCCATCTAGCAGGTTGAACTTCTCCTCAGGCACTGTAAAGTTGTGCTCTAAGAAGAGACCTTTTAGACCTTTGAAGAACGATTCTGCCATCTCAGTCTTGATGCCATGCTCGATTTGCAATGAGTTTTCCTTCATCCATTGCTCGGCAGCATAAGACAAGTAATCGTCAACCTTCTCGGCCAATTCTGTTTGAACTTTTTCGACTTCTTCAGTCAGCGTAGTTTCAAACGCTTCTTGCAACGCTTTAACTTCGTCGTTAACTTTGGCAGTAACAGCTGCTTCAAAAATAGTAGCTGCTTTTACTCGGAACTCTTCTGATAGTTCTTCACCTGCGACAAGAGCGTCAACATCCTGAGTAAAGTCGTACTTGGTTTCAGCGATTTCTTCTTTTTCGCCATCTTCCGTTTCTACCTCCTCTTGTTTTGCGGATGCAGCACTTGGTTTTGTGCTCAGAGACTTAGAACCCTCATAGTTCACTGCACCTGCAGCAGAACTACCTGCGTTCTTAGTTCCTTTTGCGCCTTCCATTGAAGCACCTACAGGTCCTTCTACGTTGACGACTTTTTTTGGACTTCCTGCTTTGGAAGTGTCCATCTTCTCACCAGGTTTTGCGTTCTTGGTGATAGGATCAGAGCCTTCGTCCACTTGCTCCATGTTATCTAACTCTTTATCGAGGGTCTCAGCCATTTGTTTAAACTCCGTTATGCATTAGCGTTGTCTGTATTTATTTATAAATCACAAACTCTTTAAAAACGCCTCAAACGCGGAAACCTTACGTTCTTGGAGATTAATTAGAGTTGCTTGATCAATTTCTTGTTTAATTTCTGCCACAGCAGCTTCTTTTAGGATACCATTATCCCAAATCCACTCCTTTCCTTCCATAATTCCATCGACAAAAGCATCAGGAGCGGAAGGATCGGCGAC